TGGATTGGAAATACTCGCCATCACCTTATCAATCAGGTCGATGCGCTCACCGGTTTCAATATTTTCTAACTGGCAGCTTTTGAGATATTCCAGATTAGACTGGCGACGGGCGAATACTTCGCGGATAGCCTGCTTACTGGCATAAGAAGACGCTGACTTATCACGGCTGACATTACCGACAGCAATCAATAACGCTTCCCGCCAACGGGTTCTCTGTGCTTTGAGTTTGCGCTCCCACCACTCAGGGTTAACCAGCCGGGATAGGCTGGCGATAGCAGACGTGATATCTAACCGGCCTTTCATGTATTTGCGCCAGTGCATCGGGGTGATATTAAAAGCGCGCGCCATTCTGGCAAGATCGCCGAATATCCGTACCTGCGTATCGGCCTGCAATAAAACGGCCCTGTCACCCTGATTAGCCTTAATGCATTCATCACAATGATGGTTGTACGCCACCATTAGCTCATCACCGATTTTGCGGGCAAAGCGGCGCAGCTCTTTATCATGCATACCCGCTAGGCTGGCATAGGTTGGGGCATCAATGGAAAAGCTCATTGATGCACTGAGGCGCATAACATTTTTGCTATTGACCACCTGAATACGCGGCCAGATACGCTGGTCAAAGACAAACACCAGCCATTTATTTGCGTCGTTTAGCCCTTTATTGGCTAACAGGTATTGATAGCGAGAAATAAACTGGCTACGCAGGAAGTGAGGCAGATTATGGATATTGGCTAAAACGGCTTGCCCCTGAATCAGTTGTTCACGGGTAAGCGGTCTTTGAATGCCGGGCAAGGTTTGGCGCGGTTTGCTGCCGGGGTAGGTATAGGCAGGAACAGCAGCACCGCTGCCCGGATAAGGTAGCGGCGGAGTTGGGATAATGCGGCCACGGATTGAATCTGTCATTTGGCTGAAAAGGCTTCTTGGCACAGTTTACCGATACGACCAATTTCATTCCCAAGTGATGCAAAACTATTAATCTGCGCTTCACCTATATTGCGCTTTATTAATCCCTCAACCAGTTGGGCAATAGTTGGATAATAAGCAATTGGCTCTAAACGTTCCTGCCCCTCACTTTTACCTTTTTGGCTTACTTTTACTTCATTAAGAATAAATTGCAGACTGTCAGAAGTAACAACGTGTTTTTCACCGATTTTAATATGCATAATAAATCCTTTATTTAGGTAATAAGTTAGGAGAGTGAAAATCTTTAAATCCTTTCTCACATAATTCAGCAAGGCGTTTAGTTTCCTCAACCAACGCCGAAATAGAATTAACGCCAGAGCGATAAATACGATGATGAATTAAATCACTTACCAAACTAACTCTTGTCGGATAATGAGCAATTACGGCTAACACCCTTTCATTTTCTTTGGTGAATTTAATCTCGTTAAGCACGAGGTTTGGAATGCGATTTATAGTTCGGGTTGGCTCAAGCAACGTAATTGCGTAACGAGCATCAATAATGATTTCATCAATCATCAGTGTTGCGCCTGCGCTTGGTTAAGAATTCCCTCGGCTATTTGATTAAGCAGCTCCGCCGCCTCTACGCCGTTCAATTCTCGGTTTAGGATTTGATTAGCAATCTCATCCAAACGAAATGAAACCAGCGCGGCCTGATTCTTTCTTTCATCCCTGCGCGCTTCATTGAGCATTAGCTCCATTGATTCAACTGACATCATTGTGACTGAGCGGTCACTGCCCGGCTTGGCCGGGTCTACGCCCATCCATATATTTTGTGTTGTATTCTGCATAGATAATTCCTGTTTTTAGGCAATACGAAACCCGGCGAGTAGAACGCTATATATTGCGGTGATAATTAATAATATTCAGTGCGCAGTCATCATTACTGACAAACGACGGCAACGAACGAGTAAACTCAATTAAGTAATTCAACGTTTCAACAACAGATTCTCTTTCTGCTGGCGTTAATTCTGAAAACTGCATATTCACATGACGACTTTTTAAGCCAGCATGAAAACAAATTGTTTTACGCAAATGCGCAGGCGATTTATCAAAAGCCTCTTGAGCAACATTTTTCCTATGTCGTAAATACTTTTCTTTAAATTCAGTAATTCGGGCAATTCCCGTCATTCTTAATTTTTCAGCTTCTGTTAATTGCAACATATAACCCCCAATTAACGACCGAATAGACGGCGTAATCGTGGCGTCTTCTTTGTTGTGGACAATTCTTGTAAAAGCGCCTTTTGATTACTTCCCGGCTTCCAGCGCTGGCCGTTCTTCAACTCCAGTACACCGTTACCGAAATGGCGCAGGTTTACTGGGCTTTGCTGTTTTAACAGTGGAGCAATAGAAATAATCATAAAGACACCTCAACTCAAACCTGCGACAGCACCCAAGCCGCTAATAACATCAACAGTTGAAGCAAGTGCAGGGGTTGATTGAATGCGCGCTTGCACTGTCAGGCCAATCAGTGACAGGTGGCGAATTGCCGTGTTGACGGTATCCAGTAGAGATGATTTACGGGAAGCAGTCTTATGATCGCCTTGAACAGCAGCAGCGGCAATCAAGCCCACGGCGGCAGTTGCTTTAAGTGCATAGGTAGAAATGTTATCGGCGCTGGCCTCATTTACTGGCACTGACGGCATACAGTTTATTTGCGCCAGCATGGCATCGATAAGGCTGGCGTCTTCTGTTGCGTCGGTGATAGCAAGCAATTCAGTAACAGTAAGGTGGTGCGGTTGCTCTGGGTTGAGCTTGTTTCGCAAAGTTTGCGCATTCATATCCAACTGTTTAGCCAACTGCGTCAGATTGTGGCGCGTTGGAAACTGGCGACATGCATTCTCAAAGTGCGGATGTTTAGAAACAGAAAAATCAAACATGTTTTCCCCTCAAAATTCACTTAATGTGAATTACGCACCGATGACGATTTGAAAACGGGAATGACCAAGAGCTTTTCTTGCTTCTAGTTCTTTGTAACGAGCATAAAGAATTTTGATAGGGCCGCCAGCACGCTTATTACCTTTCTTGATAGTGCGTGGCTCAATGGGAATACGGGGATTATCCCCAGTGGTTTGACGATAGACAGTACGAACAGAAACACCTTCTAAAGCGGCAAACTCTTCTGGGAATACTGTTGCGCGGGGAATCTTGATTGTAATGAGTGTTGTCATAGTGCATGATTTCCTATTAGTTAATTTTAACCATTGATAGCCCATGTTTGCCAACTATTGCCATCAATGACTCAGGCTTAGCCGCACTTTAATGCGTAAATACGCATTAATCAATACTCAGGTACGTATTATATGAAAAAAGATGCTGGTATTAGTAATGAAGATGTTCTTAACCGAATCTGCGAAGCATACGGATTTAGCCAAAAAGTCCAGCTAGCTAGGCACTTCAATATCGCGGCAAGCTCCCTACAAAACCGGTATACACGCGGTTCCATTTCCTATGACTTCATTGTTCATTGCTCTTTAGAGACTGGAATAGATACGCGCTGGTTACTAACAGGAGAAGGTCAAACGTCAAAAAGAGAAGTAAATGCCGAAAATACCCAAAAAAGTCATCCTGCTCTTGATTTATTCACTTTAAGTGAAGGGTGCCTTATTGAAAACGGCTCTTTGAACATTGATTACAAGCTTTTTAGCAAGGCTCTTACTCACCCGATTTGTGTTAAGTCCGATGGTAAAACTCATGTAGTGGAAAAAGATGCATCCCTTTCTGATGGCACATGGCTGGTAGATATAGAAGGCTCTGTCAGCATCCGTGATTTGACATTATTGCCTGCAAGAAAATTGCACGTTGCTGGCGGAAAAGTTCCCTTTGAATGCGGTATTGATGAGATCAAAACCCTTGGGCGCGTCGTCGGGATTTATACAGAGGTAAACTGATGGCTATCAGGAAACAAACTGATGGATGGTGGCTGTGCGAGTTGTATCCTAATGGTGCAAAGGGCAAACGCATACGCAAGAAATTCGCGACCAAAGGGGAGGCAATTGCATTCGAGCAGCACACTATCACAAAGCCGTGGCAGGAAGAAAAGGAGGATAACCGTACTTTGCTGGAGTTGATAAAATCTTGGTACACAGCTCACGGTATTACTCTAAAAGATGGCGAACGGCGACAGGATGCTATGACTCATGCCTACGAATGCATGGGACAACCACTCGCTAGGGAATTTGATGCTCAGATGTTTTCCCGCTATCGCGAAAAACGTCTTTCTGGCGACTACGCGCGATCTAACAGAGTGAAGAAAGTAGCTCCACGAACCATTAATCTTGAGCTGGCATATTTTAGGGCTGTTTTTAATGAGCTTGGCCGTTTGGGGGAATGGAAAGGCGGCAACCCGATCAAGAATGTGCGCCCTTTCCGTACAGAAGAAAGTGAGATGGCTTTTCTGTCAAAAGAACAAATCGAACTTTTATTAGTTGAATGTGGGCGAGAAAATAATAATGACCTCGTTTGTATTGTTAAACTATGCCTCTCAACAGGTGCACGCTGGTCAGAAGCGGAAGAACTGAATAGAAGCCAGATCACGAAATATAAAATCACTTACACAAAGACCAAGGGCCGGAAAAATAGAACCATACCCATAAGCGAAGAACTTCATGACTCTTTGCCTGAAGTGAAAAAAGGCAGATTATTCAAAAATTGCTACGGCGCTTTCCGTTCGGCCCTTGAGCGCACAGAGATTGAATTACCTGCTGGTCAGTTAACTCACGTATTGCGTCACACTTTCGCATCCCATTTCATGATGAATGGCGGCAACATTCTGGTTTTGCAAAGAGTGCTTGGGCACACCGATATCAAAATGACCATGCGATATTCTCATTTCGCCCCCGAACATCTTGAAGAAGCATTAAGACTCAATCCCTTAACTAAAACTTAATCTAACAATGTTATGCTGCTGACACGGCTAAATTATGGTTTTGACTAAGAGCAAGCGTTGGGATGCAAGTCTTCAGCACTGTGTTAGGTTGAGGTGTGAAAAGACTGCTCAGATGTGACCTTCATTATATCAAAAAAGTGTTTGGCTAATTGATAATCAGATTGGTATATTGGTGAGTACTAACACACAAAATGACCTATCTCTATAAAACCGAAGGACTTTATGGCTAATTACATAGATAGTAATATATTAAGTCAATCCTACGTACATGTTGAACCAACATGGTTAACATCTTTTTCCGACAAACAAAAAGAAGATGAACTTCAGAGAATAAAGGATAGCATTACTGAGTATGCTCAAAAGAGGTTAAAGTTCTTCCTATATGAAGATATTGATATAGAGGTTGAATTTGAAGATGGATCTATTAAGGCGAAAATAACTGCCTATGGTAAAGTCTGTGTGTTATTAAGTGCAATTAATCCAGTAGGACATGCTATCAGTAACTATCCTGAGTATAGAGAGGGTATTAAAGCTATCATAGCTGATGTTTCTAAAATTGGTAATGTTGTTAATTCTGAGGTTTTATTTCAAACAAAATCAAGAAGTAAAGATGAGATCATCAGAGTGGAAGCTAGAAAAGGAATTGTTGGGTCGCTTGAAAAAATACACAATAAGATGACAACAATTGAAAATAAGTTAGTAAGAAAGGATAATTCGCCACTAATTATTTACAATGATCTTTTGGACCTTAATAAATATATATCAGAGTTAGATGCCAATCTTAAAGATAAAAATGATAGAGATTCTATATCAAAATCACTTTATGAAGGTGTTAATGGGCTTAATTTAAAAAAAGGCAAATTTAAACTAACTGATTCTCTAAGTGAGGATATGTATAATAACTTACTCGCTGAGCGGAAAATTATATTGCAAAACCTATCTAAGTGGTAA